CAATGTGAGAGGGCCTGCGAAAGGCTTCATTCCATGGAGCTATCAGTCAAATCCGCAAGTGGCCACATTATGTATGAATTGAACTCAGCATTCATGGCCAATCTTGAAACATTGTCACCAACGATAAAATTTGCCCTTGCGTCGACAGACACAATTGGCACAACATCCTGTTCATCTTTTGTCAATGAGTCATACAGCAGGATTAGACAAATGAGGGAAAATGGGTGCACATCAGTGGTGTGTGCATTTGCTCATTCATTGAATGCCAGACATTTTTACAACATCTTCTCAACAAATGCTGGATCAGAGAACGACCTCACAAAGATCTTCAAAACCAGAATGTCGAATATCCCTTATGACTTTGGTGTATATCCCCAGTATGATATTGATTTTCAAGATATAATCGGTCCTGAGTTTTACAATTACATGTTGATAAAGGACAATCCAGAATCAATTCCATGCAGAACATTGTTCACCTGTTTGTCAAACCGTGAGGATGACAGTGTCCTTCCATCACCAACTGACGATCTATTCAAGAAAGATCATTTCGGCATCAATCAAGGCCTAGTGAAGCAACTCAAAAACATGAGGAACAGGTTGTCCATAAATCGTGAAACCCTAGAGAAATACTTCGTTAAGAACCCATTTTCAGTCATCCGTGGTCCAGAGACTGTTGAGGAGACACTAATGCAAATACAAGGAAAGCTCTACACAACTGGAGCCTCTGAATCTTTGAGAAGGACATCAAACGCCATATATATTGGCAGACTGGCTGCTTTCAAGACGGCAACAGCATGGTCCACTCGTGTATCAAATCAGAAGATGATTGATCTTGAGACCGGCGAGTCCTCTTACACAACAACCCGAGTTGACTTAACATACTCGGACTTCCTACTAGCATGTGTGGACGCTTCGAAGTCTAGGGCACTGGATGTTAGAGCTCTCACAACTGTGATTTATCCGCAACATCGGTCTTTTGATGTGTGTCGCACCTTTATGGGTAAGTTCGGACCAATAAGAACAGACCAAAGGAAATTCTCACAGGCTGTCAGAACATGGACTACAAACAATTTCAACTACGAGTATAAGTCATCACTCAGATCAATGCTTGAGACAAGTTTTGGCATGTCTCACCTGGCACCCAAGGAGGACATCGAGGAGTTCAAAAAGGTAGTTAGGATGGATTTGTCTTCTTTGCAGTCTTTCACAGAGTCCTGCACCAGGCGTGGCGTTAGACCGCTTGATGCCTTCTTCTATATGACCAAAATTCACAAGAATGCCCTCAGTAACAGGGTGCAAATATTCGCCAATGGAAGTGGAACAAATAGTCTTCACATGACAATATTAAACTTAAAACGATACAACCACGTTCCGGGGGCACGTGTGCATATAGATGAGGGAATTGCTTCTGAGGATGTGGGAGAGTCAACAAACATACACAATGATCTCGACTTAGCAAAGGTTTTATACAACTACATAATCATGTACAGGAATGACACGATAGATGGTGAGGACGGCACCTTTAACTCAATAACTAAAGGTGGCACACCACTGCCCGATTTGGTTCGAACCACGATACGTGGCATCAAATCTATCTCAGGATTTGACAGGATTAGTCAAAAAGTTCTGTCATTCATGGCATGTGAGCTTCTGGAGAGTGATGAGCTAAAAGAGAAGTTGATATCTTGGAAGACCCTGAATTACACATACCTCAGGAAACAGAAGCGTGTGACCAACACTCGTGGTCAAGTCACATGGGAAGGGGATCTAAGTATACTGGTTAACTCAGACACCGAATGCTATAC